TGTCATCAATTCATCATAACTGTCAGTTGCCATTTTGGATAAAGAATCCATTTCTGCATCACTGCTTTCAAGGCCTCTTACACCGGGTAAAGCAGCATCTACTTTGTCTATGGTGTCGTCTAAGGTTTGCAGTTGACTACGAAAGTCTTCCGCAGGTTGTGGAGTGGGTTCGTCTTCCGCAGGCGTTGAAGGGGGTAAGTCAAACAAGGATTCGAGTTTACGTGTCATGCCCTATTTATGGGTTAGGCTCGGCCGTTTGCAAACATATCGTTCTCGGTTATGACTCTAAAAGTCAACCCGTTGCGGCGTGCCCATTTGGTGGCCGCATCCCATTTAGCGTAGTTTATGGCCACTATGGCGCGGTCCTTGTTGCTCATTTTTGATTCAATCACACTCTGTTTTTTGGGTTTGATTTCAATCAATTCAGCTCGTACTGTGTTGTCTCTAGTGCGATAAGTGATCAAGAAGTCTGGAATGTACTGTGTCATCTTGCCTGTGAGTGGATGACGATAAGGGATAGCAATGCTTTCACTAGCCCACTGCAATACATTGTCATTGGTATCGCAAAACTTCATGAAACTTAATTCCCAACCTGATCTGTAGCGCGGTGTTCCATTGCCCGCATACTTTTCACGATTTAGTATGACATAATCACCCTGTGCCCAGCTCCTCATTGCAGTATGTTTCTGGCTTGATAATAGTTGGGAGTAACAGCAACGCCCACACCCAACAGTGTGGCTCTACTGCGAATTTGATTCAAGTAGTAGGCCATGTTGACATTGAGGCTGACCCCAGCATTGCCTTGCATTTCTTGCAACAAAGTCAGTGCAGGAATTCCAGTGTCTTGTGCTACTCTAAACAAGCTCACTGCAAAATTACCAGCAGCCTGACGTGAAGTCATTTGAGTAACAAAATAACTGTAAACTATATCATATTCGGCTGCTGGAACATTAACGTCATAATCATAAAAACTGTCATACACTCTAACAGTCAAATCTACATTGGGGTTGGCGTAATTTACTGTGCTCATGGATTAAGTTCCAGGATTGGGATTGTTTCTACCTTGAGCTGTAGCGGCTGCTTGACGTTGTGCCTGTGCCTGTGGAAAAAATACTCCGTCAGCTTTGTTGGCCATTTGTCTTGTGGCGCCTGGCAGGGCTTTAATAATTGCACCTTTGCCCAGGGCCTTGGTTTCGTTGGTGGCAATGGATTTGATATTTTTGCCTTTGAATGTGTTGTATGCGGTGCCAGCTTTTTGTGCCGCACCAATCAAGCCCAACACACTGCCACTTTGCAAGTCATCAAGTATGCCAACACCAGTGTCCAACAATCCGCCTTGTCCAAATACTGTGGCACGATTGCCCAGTCTTGTGAGTGGGCTAGGTGTTGTGTCATAGTGAGCTCCGTCAGCAAATCCTTCAGCATTGAGATCGCCACCTTCTGTGGGTTTGCCCACAGCACCTGAGTAATATTTCACTGTTTCGTAGGCAATGGTCATGCTGTTCTGCATGATGCCAGCACCTTGGGCATAGTCATACTGATCATGACTCCAGTTTGTGATCAACGGATCGATCAATACGTATTCAGCAAACTTGTGTTGATCCATGCCGTAGATTCTGATGTCACGGAAGAATGGTGGCTTGCCTGATGCTGAACTAGTACCATCACTGAATGCCTCACCAATGTACCCCCAGTCGTTGACCTGGCGCACATTGCTGTAAATGTCTCTTGCATTGTAACCAAATCCAGCTTGTCGGTTGGCGTCTGGGCCAATACTGCCGTTGGTGACACCGGGTGATAGATATTGCTGTGTGGGATCTTTGTAGTAGTAACTGTAATAATTGTACCACATGTTGCGCACTATATCACCCGAGTCATCATGAAACACAATGTTCACAGGTTCATAATTGATTTTTTTCTGTATCACACGTTTGCGATTGTATTGATTCAGTGTTTCGTTGTCAATGTTGTATTTGGGAAGATCCACAGTCTTGACCACATAGCTGAGATTTTTAATATCGTCATTGCCCAGAGCGCCGCGTAGAGCAGGAATCTCTTGCACATTCAGTGTAAAGCTAACATGAAAGAGAAATTTAAATCTGGGTTTTAGTTCATAGGCATTGGTAGTGAAGACACGGCTTGCATGTTGATAATCACGCAAGCCGTTTGTGCTCAAGAACCCTTTAAGGAAGTCTTGTCCGAAACTTGACATTTTTAGGTGCCAGCACCAGACGCTGTTCCAACTCCTGCCGCTGTGTCAGCAAATATCTGACCAACTTGAACACCAAATGCCAAGCCGTTGGCTGGTCCTGGACCTTCAACTTGGTTAGCATTGTCATAAGCAATGCTCAATGTAATCGACACTGGAGCATTTTCTGCATAGCCCAGAGCGCCGTAGTCAGCACCTTTGAGGTAGCAACCATACAGTTCCCATGTTTCTAACACAACTGGCACATTGGTGCCATTGCCGCCATCCAGTACTTCAACCACTGTGGTAAATTTATAGTTGATACCAGCTTGGGCAGAACTCATCTCCAGGAAGTCCATTTGTTTCTGCAACTGTTCGCCCACAACTTTGCCAACTGACCCAGTGGCATCATCACGAATTTCACATGTGGTATCTGCCCAGGTGTGTTTGCCAGCCAGTTTCACTGTGCTGTTGTACACTGGTAAAGTGATTTCTTCAAATGTAAGATTTGGTCTAGCAAAAGTTACTACTTGTTTTGTAAGGGCTAATACATCACTGCCGGCACCAAAGTTTTGAAAGGTTACCCGGAAGCGATATTTCAGCTTGGGCATCAACAAGCCCTGGCCTTGTGTGTCCCCTGCGATTGGGACTGACATTCTGTTTAATGATGCACTTGACATTAACGATCTCCTATATGTTTATTTACCTGAAATGGTGACCGAAAAATCGGCCACCTATTTCATCAAGTTCCAGCTGCAATCTCGCCAGTGTTCTTGATACGCAATGGAATGTAAATAAACTCCACAGCCTTCACTGGTTCAATAGCAACGTCGACCCACAACTCGTTACGGTCAATACGTGCCGGTGTGTTGTTGCTCAAGTCACAAACAACCAAATAGTCATACAGCGCACGTTTGGCAACCAAGTCAATCATCAAACTGTTAACAGTGTTGGTAATTTGATTACGTGTGATCTGGTCATTGGGTTCAAACAAGTAAAGTTTGCCAATCTCTTCTAGGCGTCCACGCAAGAACACTATGAGTCGTGCCACATTGATACGATCTAGGGCTGTTGTGGCACCTTGACGTGTCTTGTTGCCAAAGTTGGTTATACCCACTCCTGGTATAAAGGTAATAGGATTGATGTTGTTTTGATACAGCACATCACGCAGGCCTTGGCTCACTGCAATTTGTACAAACTCACCTGTGATACCATTGATGTAGCCAATTGTTGTGGCATTGTCAATCACACCACGACGTGTGCCTGCAGGTGCAAACCATGGATAGCTCACTGCATCACTACGTAACATTGTGCGTACCATCATGTGGCTTGGCGCTGTTACAACCAAATTGCCCGACAAGTCTGTGGTCTGACAGCTGGGATAGAACACTGCGGCATAAGCACTGCCCACTGTTAATCCATCACCAGTTGGCAATCCCAGTCCACCATTGTTTGTGGCATAGGTTGCAAGATCTGTGCCATTACCAGCCAAGCGCATTGGAGTATCGCCCACGCAGAACAATGTGTTAGTACGTTCATTGCTGAGTGCCACTAAGTTAGGCAACAATTCAGGATACGCAGTGGCTGCAATCAAGTTGAATTGATTTTGTTCTTCTCTAGCAGGTAGGCTGGTGTCGATACCAGCTTTCATGGCTTTGACTACCAAAGCACGTTGTGCCTGACGTCCAGCATACATGCTGCCGTCAACTTTGTTACCGCTGGTGGTCACCCAGGTATAACTGTACAATGGCAAGTTGGCATTGTTTGTGGGGGCAGCAGGATTGTAAGCACCAGCATCTGGATAGTTAGCTGAAGTAAAATAGTTTGTGGTAAACGCTTTTACATTGTAACCACTTCTGCGTGTGTTGAACAACAGCATGCCTTGGGGATACAGTGCAGGATCAGGTGCATCCAGGTCCAGGTGATTGCTGGTCAACAAACTCACAATGGTTGGCAGTGGGTCTGACACAGGGTTTGTTGCGCCACTGGTACTCCAACGTGCATCAGCAAACAAAATACCATTTGAACTTACTTGGTCTGTGTTATCAGTCAACACCCATTGATCAAGCCCATCAACTGGTGCCCAACGATATAACTTGGGATAGTTTTCTAAATCGCTGGTGTCAACCCATATGTCACCATATACTAGAGGACTCAGTGCAGTGTTATTTTGTGTTGTAGGCGCAGTTGCAGCCACAATTGGTCCAGAAGCATTGGTTTGAGTCAAGTTGAAGCCACGTGTGTCGTTTGTGACTGTTTGATATCCAACCCAAGCACCGTTGTTTTGAATCATGATATCCACATCATCCACTGAGCTGTAATACCACAAACGACCGTCTGCTGGATTTTGGTCAGGAGCAGTGCTACTTGCAGTGTAAGTGAATTGGTCGGAAGTTACCCAATTGCTCAATACCACTTGATCAGCTTCAGTGCCGCTATCGCGGCAATTTGGTGTAGTGCCTGCAATGAATCCTGCGTCAACCACTGCACTACCACCGCTGAGTTCAGTGAGTGCAATCACACCACCTTGGCTGTGTGTAAACACTATGGCGCCAGCACTGTTGACACTGGCACTCACATAAGGAATGTTGGCTGCGCTGACTGCACTAACAAATGCAGCTGGTGTGGTACCAGCCAATGTAACAGTGTTCAAATTGGTAAAGTTTTGTCCAGCTTGAGAAGATTCAACTTCAAATTCATCACCATTGGTGAATGTGGGATTTTCCACATCGCCAGTAACAACAGTGGCACCAAGTGCAGTTCTTTCCAACAACAAAAATGCCGCTGACGAATTTGGAGAATTAGTGTAGTACAATGAATCGTACTGAACATAAGTTGAGCCTACTGGAATATTCTTTCCGCCGCCGCTGGGGTCAAGACCATAGTTGGCTTGCACATCACTGAAATATGCAGGACTGGTTTGTGGTACAAAAGCAGCAAGAGAGGCGCTGTATTTTTTAACTTTCAAGCTCAATCCATTGTTGACCGCGCTTACATTTTGCCATACAGATCCTGTTGGTGCTGGTTGAAATTGCCCTGTACCCCATCGTGGTGCTTGATAGCTGTATCCAGGAAAATAGTTTGGCGCACGATATTCATTTGATGAAATGCCCAGGGCAGTCAACAAAGCAGTGCCACCATTAGGTCCGGGTTCAATGCTGATGACACCACCGTCGTCAGTACTGCCATCATTTGATGCAGTGGAATCTGCGTAGAATGTCAATTTGCCACTCACTACTTCAGTATAAAAACCATAGGTTCCAACTGGCAACGCAGTATTGATTGCTGTCGAAAATGCACTTACAGTAGCAGTAGCACCCACTGCCACCAAATTACCATTGATGTAAATGTTGTTGCCAGTGGTCAAAGTGGGGTTGCTAACAGTGCCTTGAATAGTGGGCCAAGAAGTTTTCCATGCATCACTTCCAATCCATACCCATGTGTTCTCACTATTTTTATAGTATATTTGATTGTTCAAGCTCACTACACTGACAGCATAATCACCAATGCTGCCAACTGTGGTCAACGGTGTATAATCACCACCTGCATAGTCAACAACATTGGTTGTTTCTGTTATCACAATGGGCACTTTATTGGTAAAGGCACTGGTGGTTTGATTCCATTCAAAAATACCCCAGTTACTGGTTGATGTGTCCAACCAATAAGTGCCGTTGTTGGGACTGCCTGTGGGACGACTCAAGGTGGCAGACAGTTCAGTCAAGTTAATGTCAACACGTTGGATATAAGCACGATTTGTAACACCCAATGCAGAATACGCCGCCAACAAACCATATTCGTTGAGTTCGTAACCATTGATAGGTGTGCCAGTTGTGGTGTTGTAGAAAAATGGCACACCAAATGTTGCTGCCAAATCACGCTGACTGGTAATGAGATAAGTTTTGTTTGCATTGGCGGCGGTTGTGCCGGCTGCAACGCCTACGCCAGCGGCATCAGCTTTGTTCTGTGCTGTGGCAATCAAAAAATAGGGTACTGTGTTTACCGCGGAAGGGATATACTGACTTTCGTCAATTACTACTACTTCTACGCCTGGTGATGTTAGTGCCATGGTTGGTTCCTTTTCAAGTTATTGATATTTATTGGTATATCCAAAAAAAGGTGTTTTACAGCGCCCTTTGGCAAAGGTCCATGCACTAAATACCCCATGAGACCCATTTGCCAAGTCTGTAATCAACGACCTTGTGCTGTGAACTACATCCGGGAGGACATCACGCACTACCGCAGCCGCTGTGAAACTTGCCAACGAAAAGGAAAAAGTATCAAGCCTAGAGAACCACGTTGGAAATCCTCAGGATACAAGAAAAAACCCACATGTGATCGATGTGGGTTCAAAGCAAGAATTGCCAGTCAGTTACTGGTATATCATGTGGATGGAGATCTCAATAACACTGCATTAAGAAATTTAAAAACAGTTTGTCGTAACTGTGTAGAAGAGATTGCACGAACGGAAGTTACCTGGCGGGCGGGGGATCTTGAGCCAGACGCTTGACCTGCTGATATAGGTCTTCCAATGTGTTGTTGTTGTTAAGAATCACATCAAATTTGGTACCTACCCAGGCTGTCTCACTCTCATGAACATCCAGTTGCTCTAATAGACGCCCACTTAATGCCCAGCTTGAATTGCCATTGGGACCACGATTGCGGCTCACTGCGGCGTCGTACCAGTCGGGTTCAGCACCGCGCACCACACGCACCACACACCCACCAGCTGCT